GAAAGTCGTCTCTATCTTCGTCGCAGTGAAGGTGGTTATCTGATCTAGCCACTCTGCTCCCAGGCCAGCATCGAGGATCATAATGATCCCACGCTCGTAGTACTTCCTCGTAGCGGGCTTGGCGTGGATATAGAATGGGAGGAACTTCTTCTGGAGGAAGTCCTTCAATACCCATCGTTCGCGCTCCACCAAGCCGTAGTCTCCCCTGGCGAGGCGAGACCTGATCTCATTCTCCAGGGTTCTTGCGGTTCGTGCGTCCATGGCTTTCGTAGACTTCCGCACTAACCTCCCTCGATACTTGAACTTAACGGAAAAGAACCTGCCTCTCTTGTAGATCATCCCTTAGTATAGCAGAAATCATCGGCTCTGTCAATCCTCTCAGGGCGGGGACTTGTCCCCGTATATATATAAATATGATACTATCCTCCAACCCCTAATAGAATCATAGGTTTATAGTTCTCACACCATTGATAAGTTGATGTATTCTCTTTTTTCTCTCACTCTCACCCTCTATGAGAACTATAACCCCAATCAATGTAAGGTTTAGTCTCATATTATCAATTATCACACACAGAGGGGCCACCTTTTCTTCACCTTCCGAATGATCTTTCCAAAGCACTAGGGGTGGTGGAGGGGGACTTGACAAACCCCAGGGGTTGTGGTACAATAGGACCGGACAAGGAGCATTGATATGTTATCCAAGCTTAAATCAAGGAAGTTCATCCTGGCCGTTGTGGGAGGATTGCTGATTATCCTGAATCAGGGCCTGGATCTTAACCTGCCAGAGGGGACAATTCTTGCATTCGCGGGACTTCTGGCATCTTACCTCATCGGGCAGTCGGTTGTGGATGCTGTGGGGAACGGGAAGTAACTATGATCCGCCGACTCGCCTTGACCCTGATCGCCTTCTTTGCGCTGACTGGGATTGCCCAGGCAGAGATTGACGGGAACTGGTTGATCCAGGGTTGGACCGTCTTCAGTGACACGGAGTTAGAGGAACCTGATGGGCTCATCTTCTTCGGATATGTAACCGGGGTTCTCAATGGGTCAATCATGAACAGCACGATCTTCGACCATGTTCCAAGCGATGTGCCGTTAGAGAAACTGGTCTACATCATCGGAGTCTACATTGACCGACACAAGGGTGAGGACGGCTTCGGCACACAGAATGCAGTTACCATCATAACCAAGGCAGTGCTAGCGAAGTTCCCCTGTCCAGTGAAGTCGGGGATCAATATGTAGGGAGGAAGCATGGAGTGGCTTAACAAGGTGTTCAGGTTTATCGGTAAACTCTTCACCCCCACTGTGACGAACGCCATAGTTCTGGGACTCCGGCAGGCTGCTCCATATGTGAAGGCGGCATTGGAGTTGGTACAGATTGCCCAATCCCTCGCCCCTCCGCAGGGGAACACCTGGGGGACTGTGATGCGGTATGCCGATGCTCTGGCACTCCCTGCACTCTTCGAGGGGGTGGTCACTGAACTAAAGGTGGAGACAGCACTACGGAATCTGACAGTAACTGCGCTGAAGAGACAGTTCCCTGAGGCGAGTACTGCAGTTCTGAATCGTGCCGTGGAGATTGCGGTGGGTGCCCTGAAAAACCTACCCAAGCCGTGAAAATATGTTCCTGGCAGACGTAATCGGGAATTTTATCCTCGGCTGGATCAAGAATGGACAGATGCAAGCCTGGATCCGGCTGTTAATGTCCCTATCGGGAACGGCCTTCGTCTCCTTCTTTGGGGTTTTTGGCCTCACAATCGTCTCTCTTTACCCCACACTCGGACCCGTGGGTGCTCTAATCATTGGACTTGGCTCGGCAAGCCTGGCAATGGCCCTCAGTGTTTTGTTCCTGTGGAGAAATTCGAAGCTAACGAAAATGATCCCGATCGCCGTCGCGGGGGATATCGAGGCGGCATACCAGGAGACCATGGAAAAGCAAGGATTCGTTATTAGCGGGGAGAAGAAGTAATGATTGCTTACTTAGGCGAGATAGGACGGGTGATCTCCCAGACGACTGGAATTGACTGGACGGGCTATACGGCGAGGCAGGTCAAGTTGCGGAAACCCAGCGGTGCGGTGCTGACCAAGATAGATTCGGCTGTAATCGTGGATGATGCCCCAACTGGACAGATTCACATCCTTAGTATCGCAGGCGACCTGGATCAGACAGGCGAGTACTTGATGCAGGCGAAGGTCACTATAGGCGGAGTGATCTTGTTCGGCCCCGTGACGAGCTTCGACGTAGAGGATGTACTGGTGTAATGGAAGACATCGACAGGTTCGTTGACCAGGGCGAAGTCAGAGAAGCGGCGAAGAAAGAGATCAAGCGGAGGCAACTGGCTTCCTACTATCTCACCGATCCATTCCGCTTCCACAAGTACGTTCTGTGTCAGGGTGCCTGGAGAGACAACCTGGCTCCTCTACACGAGGAAGGGCTGAATTGGTTGCAGGAGGGAAAGCGAAAGAAACTCATTCTCTGGCCGAGGAAACACCTGAAATCGACATTGTTTTCTCAGGGGGAGCCTCTTCGGAGGGCGATCATCAACCCGAATATTCGGGTCCTGATCTCCTCGGCAAAGTGGGACAACGCAAAGCGGTTCCTGGGAGCTATCAAGGGCTACTTGCGATCACCCGAGTTCATCGAACTCTATGGGGATCTTCTACCAGGACCAAATGCGAAGTACCACAAGAACAACGATGCTGAACTGACGCTCCTCTCTCGCACGAATCGGAGCCTGAGAGAGCCGACCTTCAGCACGACGGGGCTGGACGCGGTGCAAACAAGTCAGCACTACGACCTGATAATCCATGATGATCTTGTCGAACGAAGAAACGTTGGGAATGTTGAGCAAATCGAAAAGGTCATTACCTATTTTAAGGATTCGTTGGATCTCCTCGACCCAGGGCGCGAGTTATGGATTCTTGGAACCCGATGGCACCCACTGGACTTATATGGCTGGATCATGGAACTCTTTTGTGATCCACGCTGTCTTGAGGCCGATTTCAACCATGTACCCAAATGTCGGTGTGATTTCGATGTAACACTGAAGGAGCTAAGAGAGGACGATGACTACATTTTCCCAGCGTTTTTCAACGACCTTGAAGCTGATGAACTGCTGCGCCAGAAGGGCCAGCAAGAGTTTGCAGCGCAGTACCTTAATAACCCTTACGATGCTTCTAGCTGCTGGTTCAGGACGAGTGACATCGCGGCTGCGAAGATCAGTGCTAAAGAGATTCAGGAAATATGGGGACGACTGATCTGGTACATCGCGGTCGATCCCGCAGAGAGTGTCGAAAGAAGGAGTTGCTTGACCGCAGCCGTAGCGGTTGGCGTGGATCAGGAGACAGGGATTTGGTACGTAGATACGGCAGAGGGCATCCGAGTAGAGACACCAGGATTCGTGGACCTCTGCTTCAGGATTTATGGGAAGTATCCATACCCGAGATTCGGGATGGAGACGAACACGAGGAAGAGTCTGGCGTTTAGCGTGAAGGATCAGATGGCCAGGCGCGGCGTGTTCTTCAACCTTGAAGACCTCAGCCCCATGAAGGGATGGGCTGGGGGGAATGTAAAGGAGCAGCGCATCAAGCGGCTGCAGCCTTTGTTCCAGTTCGGCAGGATTAGAATCAGGGAAGACCTCAAGGACCTCTTTGATTCCCTAACCACAATCCCTGCCGCGAGAAGCTGGGACATTGTAGATGCGCTTTCTTATATTCTGGACATGATCCCCCCTGGAATCGGCGGTACGCAGATTAGCCTGCCGAAACGGGTGATAGGGTTCAAAGGGACGGGGCTTTGAGTGATGAATTAACCCAAACATTAGGAGAAGAAGAACAGGAAACTCCGGTATTTACCCTTCTGAATGAAGACCTCTCGGACGCAGAAAAGGTAGAGATTCTCAAGCAATTTACAGAACGTCTGGAAGTTGCTGAGAAGCATATGCAAACCCTGTATCCGAGCATGATCTCCAACTACAAGAAGTACTGCTCTGTCGCGGATCCCATCAAGAATGACCAGGGGGAAATCGTCGCAGACAGGGCGAACCTCTTCATCCCCTACCCGTATGCGATCGTGGAATGCGAGATGCCAAGGTTGGCAGGTCGCTTGCCCCGAGCGAGAGCATTCCCCAAGCGAGACATTGAGAAGGAAAAGGTTGAGGCCATCCAGGACCTTATCTACTACTCCCTGGATCGGATGAACTTCATCGAACTCCAGACCCTGTGGATACGGCAGTACGCCATCTATGGGTGGAGTCCCCTCTACTACTACTGGCGGGATGAAACCAGCAACGTTTTGGAGCGGGTGCCACAGGAAATCCCTGGCGGAGTGGAGACGGCCTACGTTCTCAAGAGGGGACGGCGAAAGAAATTCGACGACTTCTGGGCAACGGTGCTCGACGTATTCGATTGTTTCTTCCAGCCTGGGGTAGAACGAATCGAAGAAGGCGATTACTTCTTCTTCCGTGAGTGGCACTCAGCCAAAGACCTGAAGAAGATGGTGAAGGCGGGACTCCTCTATGAGAAGGAAGTCCTGGAGTACTTGAAGGCGAACCCAGCATCCTATCGGGCCATGAGTGGGGCAGGTAGGATGGAGAGAGACGATATCAAGGGTCTCAATCCTGGAACCACGGAGCACTCGTATGGGAAGTACGAGTTGATGTGGATGCTCGAATCGGAGCGGGTTGTCCTCGTGCTGGATCGAAGAGTCGTGGCGAAGGTTGGGGATAACCCGAACCCTCTCCAGGAGATTCCAATCCTCAATTGCAACTTGAACCCGATGGTTAGCGAACCAATTGGCGTCGGGACTGTTGAGGCATTGGCTGGCCTCCCAAACAAGCTGAATGCATTGTCAAATGGGAGGTTGGATTATATATCCCTCATTCTGAACCCCGTCTTCCTCGCCAATCGGAGCGATCAGCAGACGGACTTCAAGAACATCAG